TTACGCGCTGGCGAGGACGGCGCGGTAGGCCACCAGGGTGCGCTCCGCCATTCGCGTCGCCGAGAGCGTCGCGGCGCGCGCGGCGCCCTCGACCCGCGGGTCGGGTGAGTCCAACAGCGGCCGGGCGGCGGCGCTCCAGGACGCCAGCTCGAAAGGGGCGCAGAGGACGCCGTGCAGGCCGGCGAGGGCGTAGGGCGCGCTGCCGACCGGGGTGGAGAGGACCGGCACGTCGCAGGCGAGCGCCTCGATCGCGGCGAGGCCGAAGCCCTCGTAGTCGGAGGTGACTATGACCGCGTTGGCGGCGTTGATCCAGAGCGGCATCTGCTCGGGCTCGATCGAGCCGCCGGTCAGCAGCTCCGCGCCGCAGGCCCGCGCCAGCTCGGCGGCGCGGTCGTGGCGCTTCTCGGGGCGAGCCGGGTTGGCGGGGAAGAGCAGGAAGCGACCGCCGGGGTCGAGGCCGAGCCGGCGCCGCGCCTCGGCCCGCGGCAGCGCCCGGAAACGGTCGAGGTCGGGGCCGCAGGGGAGCACCGCCGAGCCGGGGATGGCGGGTAGTCCCGGCCGGCCGTCTTCGGGGCTGAAGAGCGCCCGCGAGACGGCGGCGACGAGGTCCGCCCGCCAGGCGAGGCGCCGCGAGAGCGCCCCGACGAGCCAGTGCCGAACGTCGGTGCCATGAAAGCTGACCACCAGCGGCCGCGCCCCGGCGAGGCGGGCGCACCAGCCGGCCAGGCCGTAGTGGGCGTGCACTAGGTCGAAGCGCTCGCGCCGCAGCAGTCGGCGCAGCCGTCGCGTGGCGGGTATGTACTCGCCCCTGCCGGGGGGGAATTCGAAGACCTCGATATCGGCCCCGCGCTGTCGCATTGCGTCCACCTGGTCGCGAACCCAGCGGCCGCGTTGGGGGGTGGCGGCGTCGGGCGCGAAGTTGGTGACGACCAGCACGCGCATGCGGCTGAGGGTATCCGCGGCGCGCGGCGGCGGTGTCGAGGTGGGCAAAACGCTGGAGCGGGGGTTCGGTGGCTGAGGCGACACAGACTCGTTGCACTCAGGTCTAGATCGGTGCGTCGCGCCCCCCGAGCATTGGCCTCCAACCGCGAAAGGAGGCTTCGATGTTCTACATGGCAATGGGCTATCTCCACGCAGCCGTCGAGCGGCGTCTGCGGGGGATCCGCGGCCTGATCAGCGGCGAGGACGGCCAGGGGACAGTTGAGTACGTCGGCCTGATCCTGCTCGTCTCCTTGCTGATGGTAGGGATGGTGGCGGCGATGAAAGGTTTCAACGGCAAGCAGGGAACCGAGCTGGCCGACGTGATCGTCAACAAGAGCGGTAAAAACTGCACATAGCCCCGTAGGAGCGCTCTAAATGGCGCTGCGCCAGGCTTTCAAGGACGACCTTAACGCGTCGTACCGGACTCTCGGCGAGGAGCAGAAGCGGCTCGAAGGCCTCCGTGACCTGGCCGAGCACGACGGCCTGCCCACCGCCGTGGTCAGCATCCTCGCCCGCAAGGCGAACTCAGTGGGCTACATGCGCGAGGACCTGCTCGAGATCCCAAAACGGGTCGCCGAGGCGGAGGCGCGGCGATGAAGCGCCCGACTCCACCGCGCCACCTGACCGAGGCGTTCCGCGAGGAGGCCTTCGCGCTCTTCACGCACTCCGGCCCCGACGAATGCACGGGCTATCCCCTTCGCCTCTACAACGGCGGTCCTGCCTGCTGGCTGAAGCAGCACGACCCCCTCGATCGCACCTGCTCAGGTGACCTCGAGGCCTTCCACTTCATCGGCCGCCAGCGCATTCGCAACATCCTTCGCCACCAGCTGGTCACCGACGTGCTCACGGTCGGCTCGATCGACTCCCTCGACCTCGACGACCTGGTCGAGCTAGCCGAATGGGATCCGCGCAACGGAGGCCCGGGCTGCACCGGGCACCATCGACGCCTCGATAGCCACACCACCCCTGACCTCACGCTTTCGGCCCTCGTCCTGCCGGTCTCGGTGCGCCAGTTCGTTCTCGACTGGGGCTTTGAGAGCGAGGCCGAACGGAAATTCTCTGAGGCTGGCGCTGCTGCGTGGCTTCAGCGGCGGGAACACGCTGGGAGCGTGGCGTGAAAGCCCGGCGCACCGTCCGCTCCGACTTCGTCTTCCGCTTGCCCGGCGGGACCGAGGACAACGACCTCTGGGTAGAGCGCAAGGCCGACACCGACGACCGCCCCGTGATGTCTTCGACGTGGGAGCCAACCGACGAGGAGCGCGAGGCGATCGCCAACGGCGCCAACCTCGAGCTGATGATCTGGGGCGCCGGCCACCCGCCGGTCTTCCTCGGGATCACGGACGTTGCGCTCGGGAAGGCGCCGGAATCGGGGGGCGACCATGCCTGAGCGCGGCGATCCCAAGGATCCGCGCTTCGTCGCGGCGATTGACCTGATCCGCCGCACTGGCTCCCGCGAGTTCCAGATCCGCTACGACGATGAGCAGGACCCGATCGTCTGGGTCGCGGTCGGCAAGTGGGGCGACGCCTGGGAAGCGGCTGGCGCGATGAACCCCCTCCGGGCTGTCATTCGCCTTCTCGAAGCCGCGATGGACGGCGGCACATGCGCCTACTGCACCAAGCCAGCGGGTGTCTCCGACGATTGGGAGCACGCCTTGCCGCTCAACGAGCTGGTCTGTTGGTGGGTCTACGACCCCGAGCTGAAGAAGTTCCGACGCGGCTGCGAGGGCGAGCACGACGAGAAGCAGATCCATGCCGTCGTTGTCGGGCGCAACGACCCCTGCCCCTGCAGGAGCGGCAAGAAGTTCAAGAGGTGCTGCGGTGGCTGATCACTCCTCGATCGAGTGGACCGACGCCAGCTGGAACCCCTGGCGCGGCTGCGACAAGGTCAGCCCCGGCTGCGCCCATTGCTACATGTTCCGCGACCAGGCGCGCTACGGCCGGGATCCCTCCACCGTTGTCCGCGCCGCCGATCCGACCTTCATGGCGCCTGCCCGCTCGCGCAAGTGGCAGGAACAGCGCTTGGCGATCGAGGTCGACGAGGGCCGGCGGATGCGCGTCTTCACCTGCAGCTGGTCGGACTTCTTCCACCCCGACGCCGACGAGTGGCGCGACGAGGCCTGGGCGCTCATCGCCGCCTGCCCGCAATACGACTGGCAGATCCTCACCAAGCGGCCGGAGCTGATCGCCGACCGCCTGCCAGATGATTGGGGCGAGGGCTACGAGAACGTCTGGCTCGGCGTCTCGATCGAGAACCGACGCTTCGTTGATCGGGCCGACCTCCTGCGGGCGACACCGGCGGCGGTGCGCTTCATCAGCGCTGAGCCGCTGCTCGGCCCTCTCATCAACGAGTGCCCGGTCTGTCACGGCGGCGGCCACTGCACCTACTGCGCGGGCCTCCCGGGCCTCGACCTCGCCGGCATCGACTGGCTGATCGTCGGCGGTGAGAGTGGCTCGAGGCATCGGCCCATGCACGAGGAGTGGGCCTTGCAGCTACTCGACGCCTCCGGTGCCCCGGATGGGGACCCGGCCTTCTTCTTCAAGCAATGGGGCGGTCCACGCCCCACCTCCGGCGGGCGCGAGCTCGACGGCAGGACCTGGTCCGAGTTCCCCTCGGCCGCAATCGACCACGAGACGAAAGGACAGGCACATGTCTGACGCAGCCGCAGCAAAGGTCGGCGAGGAGGAGCAGCCGACCACCATCCCAACCACCAAGCCGTTCAACACCTTCCTCAACGAGCACCGCTCGGCGGGGCTACACAACGAGCTGAGCGAGGAGCTGCAGCGCCTGGTCGCCTCGGTCCTCGCCCAGGGCAAGAAGGGCACGTTGACGATGACGATCGGCTGCGCTCCCTCCGACGTCAATGGCGCCGTCGTCGTGACGGACAAAGTCGTCAGCAAGCCGCCGGAGCCCGACCGCGACCCGTCCCTCTTCTTCAGCGACGGCACCGGAAACCTCTCCCGCCGCGACCCGCGGCAGCCCGAGCTTCCCATCCGCGACGCGAGCGCCAAGAGCTAGCGCGCCCACTACAGAAAGGACACCGATCACTCATGGATACCACCACCGCAACGCCTGACGCTCTCGCGATCATCCGTACCGCACAGGAGGCAGTGGCGCCTCACGAGCTGGAGGCCGGTCAGCTCTACGCCGTTCGCGACTCCAGCGGCGCGCTCGTGCCGCTCGACCTCGAGAAGTACCGCGATCGCCCGGACCGACGCCGTGGCGAGTTTCGCCCGGCCACCGTCGAGAGCCTCATCGACTACGTCGAAAGGCACAAGGGCAAGGCGACAACGATCTGGGTGCACCCGACCGAGGCCAAGATCGTGGCCGTCCTCGACGACCACAGCCCGACCGAGGCCGCCTGGCGCCAGCACCGGGCCGCCCTCACCCTGATCGAAACGGAGGAGTGGAAGTTCTGGATGGCAGGCAACAAATCCTGGTTCGACCAGGAGGAGTTCGCCGAGCGGTTGCAGGACGGTCTTCCGGATATCGCCACACCGGATGCCTCGGAGCTGCTCGAGATCGCCCAGACGCTGCAGGGGACGACCGAGGCCAAATTCCGCTCCGGCGTGAAACTCAGCAACGGCGAGGTCAAGATCGAATACGACGAGACGATCGAGGCCACCGCCGGCAAGCACGGCGACCTCGCGATCCCGGAGGTCTTCCAACTGGCGATCGCCCCGTTCGTCGGCGGCGAATCTGAGGCGGTCACTGCCCGCCTGCGCTGGCGCGTCCGCGGCGGTCAGGTCACGCTCGGCTACAGCCTCGAGCAGCCCGAGCGGATCGTTCAGGACGCGCTCGACCGCATTGCCGACCGGCTCGGCAACCGCTTCAACAGCGACGACGCGAAGTGCGTCTACAAGGGCACGCCGGCCTCCTAGTTCCGCAGTCCCCAGGGGAGCCGGTCCAACGCCGGTTCCCCTGGGCCATCCACCTCCACCTCCCGGCAGATCTGCCGGGGGAAAGGACACCACCATGAGCAAGACCGCTACAGCTACGCCCACCGAGATCCAGCAGATCCCCACGGGCAAGATCTTCGAAGTTCCCGGCTTCAACCCCCGGGGAGACTTCGCCCGCGACGACGAGGAATTTCTGAGCCTGAAGGCATCGATCGCCGAGCGGGGCATCGAAAGCCCGATCAAGGTCGGCACCAGCGTCGACGGTGGCCACCCGATCATCTTTGGCCATCGCCGTTTCGCGGCAGCTGCAGAGCTTGGCCTGGAGACGGTCCCGGCGATCGTTGACACGTCGCTCGACGAGAAGCAGCGCTACCTCGCCGCCCTGGCTGAGAACCGGGCCCGCGCTGAAATGTCGCCGATCGCCGAGGCCAAGGCGCTGCTGGTCCTGCGCGACGACTTCGGGATGAAGCAGGCCGAGGCCGCGGACGCGTTGTCGATGTCTGAGCGCTCCGCGCGCAACCGCCAGCGCCTGCTCGAAGTCCCCGAGTCCGTACAGGCCCTGGTGGAAGCCGGCGAGCTGCCCCTCGAGGCAGTGATCCATCTGGGCCCGATCGCCGCGGTGCGCCCGAAGGCGGTTGAGCTGATCGTCCAGAAGGCCGGCGATCTACAGAAGCTGACCGACAAGGGCGCTGTAGGCACCGCGCTCGAGCAGGTAGCGAACGAAGCAGGCCTGCAGGCGATCGCCGAATACGAGGGCCGGGCCGTTCACCCGAACTCGGTGGCGGTCGACAAGGACTTCCGAAAGAAGCTCAAAGAGCTGTGGGATGGCATCCCGAACCCGCCATACAACAAGCCGCTCTTCCACTTCGGCGACGAGGACGCGAAGAAGGCAAAGCAGGCCGGCTCGCTCTTCGAGTTCACCTTCGAGCGCTGGGGTGAAAAGCGCACCGTCCGATTCATCACCGACCCCGTCCTCACCTTCGAGCTGGCGAAGCTGAAGATCCCGGCAATGGACAAGGCGGCTCGCGACCTGATCGCGCGCCAGGGTAGTGCTTCAAGCGCCGGGCAGCCGCCTACCGGGGAGTCCGCCAAGGAGCAGGAGCGGCTCGCCAAGGAGCGCGAGAAGGAAGAGAAAGCGCGGGCGAAGGCCAACGAAGAACTCACCGACTCTCTCGGCACCCTGGCGAACCCGAAGGCGACTGACCTCGACATCGTGCGCCTGGCCGTGGTTATGGCGCTGGGAGAGGACGAGGTGGAGATCGACGAGGTCGTGGCAGATGGTCTCGGTGAACTGCTCCCCGAGACCTACGGTTGGCCTGAGGACGAAGATTGCCCGGTCACTCCCGGCTTGACGGTCGTGCAGGAGTTGGCGGCCGCGAAGAATGCGGGGGAGGCCTTGCAGGTCTTCCTGCGTGTGGTGCTCGCCCAGCAGTTCCTCGACGGCGGTAAGGGCTGGTGGCGTCTCAGGGGCGCGGACGGTGACTTCTTCGATCGCCAGGACATGCTCGACTCCATCGCCGAGCGGCTCGGTGTTGTGCCGGCGGCTGCGAAGAAGAAGGTCAAGGAGCGTCGTAAGGACGCTGAGAAGAAGGCCAAGGAGAACGCCCAGAAGCGCGCTGAGGCCGAGGCCAAGTGGAAGGCCGAGCAGGAGGAGGCAGCCGCCGCAGCCGAGAGCGAGGGCGGCAGTCGGGCGGACAACGCCCTTGAGCTGATCAAGGCCAACCCGAAGATCACGGCGGCCACCATCGCCATGGAGATGGGCATCAAGCCCAACTACCTGTATCGCATCCTCGGCGACCTGGAGAAGGCCGGCAAGGTCAAGAAGGCCGGCCGCGAGTACACGGCGGTCGAGAAGGGCTGATGACGGTGGCTCGCGACAAAGCAGCCGCGAGCGAGGGGGGGACCGTGGAGGTGGCCCCCCTCGCTGACGGCTCTATCGCTGCCGTGAGTGAGAGGGCCGCTTCGGGGGGCGTCTCTGACGTTCTGGCAAGCCCTCTCACTGACAGCCGCGAGCGGATCGGGGGGGAAGGGGCGGCATGAGCGTCAAAGCGACCAATTGGGCCTGGGAGCTCGGCCGCGACGAGGTGGTCAAGGGTGGCGAGCTCCTCACCCTCCTACGCATCGCCGATCACGCAGACAACAGCGGCATCTGCTGGCCGGGCGAGGACAGCATCGCCAGCTACACGGGCCAGGATGGTCGCACCGTTCGGCGTCACCTGAAGAAGCTCGAAGGCGACGACCTGCTTCACCGGGAGCGTCAGGCATCGGAGACCGGCAGGGGTCGAGGCCGGGACCGAATTCATCTCCATATCGATCAACCGGACAAATCGACCGGTAAGAAATTGCCGGTTCAACCGGACATTGACGACGTTCCAACCGGACAAATCGAGCCTGTTCAACCGGACATTGACGACACCCCTATAGAAGGAGAACCAAAAACAGAACCGTCAGGAACCGTGTGTCGCACATCGCTAGCACCGGCAGATCTGCCGGAAGCGATCGAAGCACCACTTCGCCAGGCTGCCGAAGCGAAGAAAGGGCATTTGGACCCGGCTGCGGTCCGTCGAGCCTGCGAGGCGTGCCCGGGCCGGGACCACGGGCTCGAGGCCGAGAAGTTCGCCGCCTGGCACCTGCACGGCAACGGGGAGAACGCCCCACTGCGCGATGTCGCCGTGGCGTTTCGTAACTGGCTCGAGAAGTCGCCGGTATCGCCGCCGCGGAGCGACGGATCCGGGTCAGTCTCGCCGGCGAGGCGAATCCCGACGGAGCCGGTGGCCGAGACCGAGCGTGCCACCGAGGCCTGGAAGGCGGCCAAGCAGCTGCTCTCGCAGCAAATGCCCCCCTCGACGTTCCAGCTGTGGATGGAGCCACTCGAGGTTGCGGGCGAGCGCGTTGGCAGGCTCGTCCTGGTCGATACCTCGGACAACGGCGGCATCGGCAAATGGGTCGACCGGCGCTACAAGCCGCTGATCCTCGAGGCCACCGATGCCTTCGACGATCTGGAAATTGTCGACGAGACCCAGCTGGAGCTGGAGGAAAAGTGAAGCCACTGGTCGGAGGCCGGGAGGACGTCACCGCGCGACCTGGCTCGATCACAGATGCACCAGGCTTCGCTGCCTTCGACTTCCTTGCACTGGTCGACGATGCTGAGCTGCGCGAGGAGATCCGTGCCGTGCTGCGCGAGATGCAGATGCTCAGCGATACGCGTGCCAGCGCAATCGGTCGCAGTGCCCCGACGAGCGAGCGGCGGCCGGGTCCGCCTGAGTACAAGGAAGGGATGTCAGCGGCCGTGTGCCCGCCGGAGGATCGTTCTCTCTACGACCACTTCGCTTGGCGGTTCCGTGACGCTGTTGGCCGCGAGCTGCCCCGCAAGAGGTTGTGGTTCCTGCTCTGGGACGCTGAGCATGCGCTGAAGACCCGCGTCGTGCCGCCCACGGCGGCGGAGCGGGAGGAGCGGGTGGCGATGGTGCTCAGCCGTCCTGACGAAAAGGCCCTGATCGAGTACGTGCTCGATCACTACGAGGGCGAGCACGTCTACCGCGTCCACCTGCAGCTGAAGCTTCCGCAAGGCTGGATCGAAAAGGTCCGCGAGGACGAGGGCCGCGACCCTGACTACGGGTTTCGTCGACCGAAGTGGAGAGAGCTCGACGACACCCAGAAGGCCGAACAGGTTCGACTGCTGAAGGAAAGCGGCTGCAAGCAGACGGACGTGGTTCGCCGCCTCGGTGTGAGCCTTCGAACGGTCAGGGTCCACTGGCCCAAGGAAGCCGCATGATTTTTCCGTCCGGCAGGCGTGGGAGGGTGCAGTTGCCCCCTGTTGCCAGTGGTATCGCTATGCCGAAATCCACTGCGAGCGACGGGGTCTTCGCGTTCTCTCGGCGTTTCTGCCTCCGTGCTTTCCCGGATCGCCGAGCCCCGGTCGTGCTCGCAGGCGCGCGAGTCTGTGCGGTCCTGGTAGGGACCGCCACCCCCCGACATACGTTCCACTGCGACGGGCGAGCACGAGTCGCAATGGCTACGCTCTTGAAAGCGGCGGAATGCGCTGGGGGAAATGGACCGGTGAGTCGGGCCCGACGAAACCCGGATACCGCCCTCAGTCGCGCCGCCGGTAGGCAGGTCAGTTAGATGGGCATCAAGCACGCCTGTCTGACCTGCGGCCGACTGAGCGAAGGACGCAGGTGTCCCGAACACGCTCGGGATCACGCTCGCCAGCGCAAGCAGGCCGGTCGCACCGGCGCCCGGGGGTCGACGCGAGCCGGTCGCAAGGTTCGGGCCGAAGTCCTCGCCGAGGCAAAGGACGCGACGGGCACACCCCGCTGCGTCTACTGCGGCGCCGAGGCAACGCATGCCGATCACTTCATCCCGGTCAGCCGCGGCGGCAGCGACACGAAGGCCAACCAGGTCGCCGCCTGTGCCAGCTGCAACAGCGACAAGGGCGACAAGCTCTACCCGTCCGAGTGGACCCCGGAGGGGGGCCGGAAGATCACGACCCCCGGTCACCGGACACCGCCTGGCCCACGAGCACGAAAAAATTCCAGGAGCTGAACCTTTTTTTTGGCGGCCACGGCAACAGCCAGGGCCCAGGAGGTCGCCGACGAGCTCGGGGTCGACCTTGCTGAGGTCACCGGAACGGGCAAGGGCGATCGCGCCACCGTCGACGACGTTCGCGAGCACGCTGCCCAGCTGACGATCGGCAGACCTGCCGATTTCGGGCCCGAGCAGATCGCGGTCTGGGAGGAGATCGAGGCCTACCTCGACGGGCACGGACTCTGGAATCCCCTCTTCGCCCCGCTGCTCGAGCGCTACATCCGCCGCCTCGACCGCTCCAAAGACGCCCGGGAACGGGCCGAAGAGAAACCCGTGGTCAAGGGATCGACCGGGCAGATGAAGGCCAATCCGTTTTTCCGGGTCGAGCACGACGCCGACGTCGAGGCGCACAAGTACGCCGAAGCCCTTTTGCTCACACCCGAGATGTTGCAGCGCCATCTCAAGGGCAGTGGCGGCGAGGACGACGACGACATTGGCTTCTAAGGTCGCCGCTCTAGCCGCCTCCGCCAAGTCATTGCTCGGCCTGTCGCCGGCGAAGTTCGCCGAGGCGCATACAGGCCTGGCGCGCTTCGAAAAATTCTGCGCCAAGGTCACGACCGAGGACGACGAACCGTTCGTCCTCGAGTGGTGGCAGCGGCTGGTCCTGCTTGCCTACTTCGCTGGCATCGCGGAGATCTTGGTTCTGGTCCCGAAGGGCAACGGCAAGACGACGCTTCTCGCCGCCCTCGCGGTCTTCCACCTCCTGACCACTTCGCAGCCAGAGGCCTACATCGGGGCCTCGACCAAAGACCAGGCGAAGATCATGTACGGCGAGGCCCGCCGGATCTCGCAGCTGCACTCCGCCTGGCGCAAGCGCCTCCTGCCGCGGCCGAGCACCAAGGAGATCTACGTCGGCCGCGGTGGGCGCAACGGGTCGCTGCGCGTCCTTTCGTCCGACCGCCTGTCGACGAAGGCGAACAAGGACGACGGCGGCAAGGGCACGCTCGAGGGAATCAAGCCGACGCTCGGCCTGGTCGACGAGCTACATGCCCACATCAACGATGCGATCTACGCCGCGATCCAGGGCGCGCTTCACAAGCGCAACGGCCGGATGATCACGATCTCCACCGCCGGCGCCGACGACCACTCGGTGCTGAAGCGGATCCGCGACGCGGCTCTGAAGTTCCGGATCAAGGTGGTGCAGAAGCGCTTCACCGTGGCGCGCCAGCCCGGGTTCGTGATGTTCGAATGGGCGCTGCACGACCGCGACGACCGCGAGGACATGGCGATCGTCAAGCTCGCGAATCCGTCGTCGTTCGTAACGAAGGAAAAGCTGGCCGCCCTGCGGCGATCGCCGTCGATGACGCCGACGCGATGGGCCCGCCGGCACTGCAACCTTTGGGGCCAGGTCGAGGGCGGGTTCTTCGAGGCCGAGCACTGGGACGCTCGCGGCAACCCCGAGCTCGAGTTCGGCGACGGTGCGCAGCTCGTCCTCGGCTACGACCACGCGCGCTCCTACGACCACGCCTACCTCGTCGGCCTTCAGGTCATCGACATCGGTGGCGAGCTGGTGCCGATCGAGCAATGGGATCCGGAGAAGTCCGAGGGCGGCCGAGGACGCTTGATCCCGATCGAGCACTGGGATCCAGCGGAGCAGGACGGCGGCAAGGTTCCCTACTGGAAGATCAAGCAGGGGATGCGTGAGGCCTGCGAACGCTATGACGTCGCCGGCATCGGCTTCGACAAGTTGGGCGGCTTCTCGCAGTCGGCTGAAGAACTTGCCGACGAGGGCCTGCCGATGATCGAGGTCTCCATGAAGTCGAACGTCTGGGCGCCGCTGACCTCCGAGCTATACGCCGCGGTGAAGGGCGGGCGGCTCGAGCACAACGACGACGACGAGCTTCGCAAACACGTCCTCGCAGCGACCACCAAGGACTCCGAATATGGCGAGCGCTTGCACGGCCGCCACACCTCCGGGATCCACGTCGACGGCGCGATCGCCTGGGGCTGCGCCTGGTTCACCGCCTTCTTCACGGACGCGCTTCGGACCGCGTCCTTCGATCCCAACCACTACCGAATCGAGCTTGTATGACCATCGCCTTGATCGCCTTCAATCTTGTGGCGCTTATCGCCCTGGTGGCGCTGGCCGCGCTGCTGGTCACCCGGAAGGGGATTCGCCGGCAGCTGCGCCGAAGCGTCGTGGTTCACACCGTCGACGGGCGTTCGATCAGTGGGGTCCTGACGACGGAGTTCAGCGACGCCCTCGAGCTGACCAACGCCGAGTACCTCCAGGGCACCGAGGCTGCGCAGCTCGCTGGCACGATCCTCTTCCCCCGCGCGAAGGTCCTCTTCATCCAGGTCCTGCCGGTGCCGGCTGAGAGCGCGTGAGCCCGCTCACCCTCTACACCGCAGACGGGCAGGTGATCGTTGCCGAGGACGGCCCGCCCTGGCAGTACACGCCGGAGGGGAACAACACCTACCTCTCAACCAACTCGATCCCACTCGACCAGTGGGGCGCCGGGGTGAGCTTCGGCAAGCTGTACGAGACGCAGCCCTGGGTCGGGATCGTGATCAACAAGATCATCCGCCAGGTCGCGCGCCTCCCGCTAAAGGTCTACGAGGAAGGCTCGCAGGGACAGACTGCGCGGCTGAAGGAGGGCTATCTCTTCGACGCGGTAACGAAGCCCGCCCGTGGCCGGGGGCCAATCGACCTCAAGCAGTGGGCGATGTTCCCTCTCCTGCTTCACGGGAACTCCGGCATCGGCAAGACACGCCGCTCGCCAGGTGCCCCCCCGACCGGCTTCGAGTACTTCGACTGGCGCTGCCTTGAGCCGCCGACCGAGAAGAAACCCTTTTGGGTCTACCGCGAAGGATCGAAGAAGCCGCGGATCCTGCAGGAAGACGACGTCGTTCACCTCGCCTGGCTCTCAACCAAACCGGGCAGCCTTGGCATCTCGCCGCTGTTTCAGCTGGGGGTGACGATCAGGATTGAGAGCGCCGCACAGCGCTATCAGGAGTGGTCGTTCCGCAACTCGGTGCGGCCGTCCGGCGGGGTCAAGCTGCCCGCCGGCGTCGTGCTCGACAAAGAGACCCGCGCCGAGATCCGCGCCGACATCAATCGGCTCTATGCGGGCCCAGAGAACGCCGGCAAACCCGTGCTGCTTCCCGCCGGGATCGAGTGGGAGCCGATGTCTCATACCGCTCACGAGGCCGAGTTGATCGACCAGCGCAAGCTCGGGCGTGAGGAGATCGCGGCGATGTATGACATCCCGCCGACGATGATCGGGATCCTCGACAACGCGACCTACTCGAACATCGGCGAGCAGCACAAGATGTTCTTCACCGATGTCCTGGGTCCGTGGCTCGTGATGATCGAGGAGCGACTGAAGGCGCAGGCAATCGACGACGAGCCAGCCTTCGAAGGCCAGTGGCTCGAGTTCGATCTCCGCGAGGTCCTGCGCGGCGACCCGGTCAAGGAGTCGGTAGCCATGAAGACCGAACTGGCGAGCGGCGTGCTGACGATCAACGAAGGCCGCGACGTCTTGAATCGCCCACGGATCGACCACCCGAACGCGGACCGGCCGATGGTCCAGGCCAACAACGTCACCTTCCTCGGTGACGAGCCTGCAGAGCAGGCCGACGCCGACCAGCTTGACGCCGCCGTCGAGAAGGCAGTCGAGCGCCTCAGCAAGGCGTCACCGACCTTCGCCGCGGCCGTGGCAGCAGCAATCAACGACGACTAAGGAGGACAAGCGCCTTGGAGACCAAGAGCTTTCCAGTGAAGAACATCAAGGCGCTCGGCGAGGGGGATCCCGACGGGACCTTCGAAGCGATCGTCGCCGTCTTCGGCAACGTTGATAGCTACGGCGATCGAGTTGTTGCCGGCGCCTTCAAGGACTCGCTGGTGAAGGGGTTCCCGGCGATCGTTTGGTCGCACCAGTGGCGCGAGGTGCCGATCGGCGCCTGCCTCGAGGCGGAGGAAACCACCGAGGGCCTGCGCATCAAGGGCCAGCTCTTCATTGAGGAAAACGATCGCGCCCGCGAGGTCTACGCGGCGATGAAGAATGTCGGCGGCGACGGCCTTCCGCCGCTGCGCGAGTTCTCCTTCTCCTACGACATCATCGACGCGGACTGGACCGTCGAGGACGAGGAGCACATCTTCGAGCTGCAGAAGCTCGACGCGATCGAGGTGGGTCCTTGCCTTAAGGGTGTCAACGACGAGACCCGCTTGATCGGGGTGAAGGCCCAGGAGAAGGTTGTCGAGGAGCGCAAGGAGCGCTTCCCGAAGCCGAAGGCCGAGGACCCCGAAGAGACTGACGACGCGCCGAAGCCCGATGCGGCCGAGGCTCGCGCCAAGGCGGTGGACCTGATGACGGCTCCGCCGCCGCCGCTGGCCTAGCGCCAGCACCCGATCTCCCAGCCGGCAGACCTGCCGGGCTGGGCCATGAATAACGGCCCGCCTGGCGGGCGCCAAACGACCCGCGGAAGGGAGCTGTACCCATGCTCGAGGACAAGCTGAAGGAACTGAAAAAGGCGATCGACGGCAAGAACGAGGAGGTCAAGACGACCTTCAAGGCCTTCGAAGAGCAGCGTCAGAAGCTCAAGGCCGAAGACGTCGACATCACCGACCCGACCAGCGAGGCGGTGAAGGCGGCCGAGGAGGCAATGAAGCCCTACTCGAAAGCCAAGGACGAACTCGCCGAACTGCAGGGCCAGTTCGAGCGGATCGCGATGATGTCGGCCGACGGCGGGGAGAAGACATCCGGCGTCCGCCGCGAGAACGAGCTTGACCGGGATCCGATCAAGGCCCGCGAGTTCCTCGGCGCCAAGGCGGTCCAGGGTGACGCCTACAAGGAGCTGCTCGCTTCGGGTGCCCTTGCCGACGGGTCCCAGCAGGGGTTCAAGGCCGAGCTCACCGAGCCGATGGACAGGGCGGAGTTCAAGGCCCTGCTCACCGGCCAGACGGGAGCCGCCGGCGGCGTCCTGAACGTGCCGGAACGGTTCCCGGGCGTCTACGACCTGCCGCAGCTGCCGCTCGGCGTGCTCGACCTGGTGACCGTCGGCGCGACGGATTCCAACGCGGTCGAGTTCGTGCGGATCCTCGCGCGGACGATCAACGCCGTGGAGGTCGCGGAGGCGTCGACCTCGGCCGACATCGGCGGGGAAGTGACGGGTGCGCTCGCCGGCCAGAAGCCGGAGTCCGGGCTGACCTTCGAGGAAAAACTGGAGGGGGTGCGGACGATCGCCCACTGGATCCCGGCCACGCGGAACCAGCTCGCCGACGCCGCCTTCCTGCAGACCCTCATCGACACCGAGATGCAGGAGGGGGTGCGCCGCCGCGCCGAGAGCCAGATCATCAAAGGCAACGGCACCGCGCCCAACATCCGTGGCATCGAAAACACATCCGGCATCGCGAGCCACGACCAGGAAGACGTCGCGACCGACAACAGGGCGGACGCCGTGCATCGGCTCCTCACCCTGCTGGCGCTGGCTGGCTACAGCCCGAGTGCGGTCGGGTTCAACCCGCTCGACTGGCAGGAGATCCGCCTGACCAAGGACAAAAACGAAAACTACATCTGGGGCCCGCCGTCGATCGCCGGGCAGATGCAGATCTGGGGCGTCCCGGCCGTGTCGTCGGTCGCCTTCAAAGAGGGCAAGGCCCTCGCCGGCGAGTGGGCGCGGGCGCTGTTCCTGATCCGGGAGGCCGTGAAGATCCTCGTCTCGGACTCGCACAAGGACTGGTTCACCCGCAACCTGGTCGCCATCCTGGCCGAGATGCGCGGGGTCCTGGTCGTGCCGCGGCCGCAGGCCTTCGGCGAGGTCAACTTCGAAGCCTGATCGAAGCCAACTTTAGGACGGCTGAAAGGAGCTGATCGAATTGACCGACAAGGTCCGTATCGCCAAGAAGGATCTCTACGCCGACGTCGACAACGGCGAGGGCCAGAAGATCCGCCAGCTCGTCGCCCGCGAGGGCGACGAGATCTCGCCGGCGCTCGCCCACCTGGTCGATGACGCTGACACCACCTCTGAGATGCCCAAGACCCGTTCGCTGCTCGCGGGCCGGGGCACCTCGGCTCGGCGGGAGGCGGCAGAGCTCGACTCCCCCGATGGGGCGGAGGCACCGGCAGACCTGCCGGTGGTCGACCACGCGGCCGGGGAGGATGCGCCGAAAGGGGGCGAGGACGTGAAGCCCGACAAAGCCGCTCCCAAGGCGCGGAAAGCCGCCAAAGACAAGGCGCGCAAATCGGCGCCCGACAAGGCGCGGAAAGCCGCCAAAGACAAGTAGCTGATCGACACCGCGCCGGGCCTATGGTCCGGCGCGGTTGTCGTGCGCGAACATGGCAATCACCTTCCCCCCAGATCCCGATGAGTCCCAGGGTCCGGCTGGGCCCAAAGGTGACGCTGGCCCACAAGGGCCTGCGGGCCCTCAGGGGGTAGCGGGGCCGCAAGGCCCGAAAGGCGACCCCGGCGACGATGGGGCAGATGGTGCAGCGGGGGCCGACGGCCTGGACGGCGATGACGGGGCCCCCGGTCCCGCTGGTCCGGAAGGGCCACAGGGCGAACCTGGCCCGAAAGGCGCCAAAGGTGACACCGGCGGCGTCGGACCCGAAGGCCCCCAAGGTCTGAAAGGAGACGCTGGCGCCGAAGGCCCGAAAGGGGCGCAAGGGGCGGAAGGACCCCAGGGTGTCGCAGGGGCGAAAGGGGACACTGGGGCCGCGGGCCCGCAGGGTCCCAAAGGCGACACGGGCGCGACCGGCCCCGAAGGAGCGTCGGGCCTCACTCTCTACGACGCCAAAGGCGACATCCTCATCGGCACCGGCAACGACGCCGCTAGCCGGCTTGCCATCGGTGAAGACGACCTTGGTCTGATCGCCAGCGGCGGCACGGCCAAATGGGGGAAACCGACTCCGAAGGCACATGCCGCTTCCCACCAGGTAGGCGGCGCCGACGCCTTGGCGCTGCCGCAGTACGACCCGTACGACCAGCTGCCCTACGTGATCCCGATGGGAATCTGGCCTTTCACGACGATCGCGCCGACCGCCAAACGCGCCTACCTCCTCCGCTTCACGGTCTCCCGCAAACGCACCTTCAAATTCGTCCGTTTCCCTGTCACCACCCTCGGTTCCGGCGAAGACAAAATCGACGTCGGGATCTACAGGGTCAACGGCACCAAACTAGAACGCCTCGCGTCCTCCGGCGCTGTGAAAACCAGCACGAACGCGACCGGCGTCAAGGTGCTCGAACTGACCGCCAACGCCGTCTGTGAACCGGGGGTCGTCTACGAGGTCGCGATGTCCTGGGAAACCGTCACCGGCGCGGTGCAGGTCGCGGCGATGAACAACAACGGCGGGTTCTACGGCGACATCGGCGGGACCACGCTAGCCAACCGCCTCCAGTTCTTTAAGGCGGAATCGTTCCCTCTGGCGGAATCGCTTGAAGGCGGCTTCGCCAGCACGCCAGCGGCCTGGATGGTCCCCTCTGAAGCCTGATCCCACGTCCAACCGCGAACGCGGAAAACCGTTCGACCCACCATTGATCTTCAACCCAAGGAGCTTCCTCGAGCATGAGTACCTTCGTCCGGCCGGGAGAGACGCGCGCGGTCAGCATCGGGCCGCTCGACGCTGGGTTGGCAGGCTCGATCGGCGTCCGCGTCGAGGATGCGACCAACCAGGTCCTGCGCGCGCGGAGCACGGCAGGCGTCACCGAATTCGCCGTCGGCTGGTACCGCGTCTCTGTCCTCTTCGAGGAGGACTGGAGCGGCCCAGTGGTCGTTATCGCCGATGCTCCGGATGGGCGCGAGGGGATCGAGGAATTCGAGGTGGTCGAGCGGCTGCCGATCCCGACAGTGGGCTGGCGGCCGACGACTGCCGACGTTGCGGCCGCGATCCGGTCTCGGACCTACACCAACGACAAAGGGGGGGAGACCGAGGATCCGCTCGACGACGTCGTTGGTGGCGCGGTCGCGGGCGACTTCACCACTGCCACCTCGCCGACGGGGGAGCAGATCGAAGGGCATATCACCGACGCCTGCATTGACGTACTTACCCACTTCGCGAGTGGAGTCGTGCCGGAGGACTCCGAGGATGCGGCGCGCCGGGCGGCCACGCTGAAGGCCGCGCTGGCGGTCGAGATCTCTTCCTTCAACGCCTCGTCCGCCGAGCAGTCCCCGTACCTGCAGCTGCGGATCGACGCTGACCAGGCGATGAACTCGCTGATCGCCACCGCCCAGACGAGGGATCTCTTTGCCGAGGAGAGGCCCGAATGACGCCCATCGCATACGGCTTTCGAACCGGCCCCCGCGCCGAACTCAACACCCGGGGGTTGGACACGACCACCGACATGCTCGGCGAGATCGGCGATCGCGCGGAGGACATGCGGCCAGCGATGCTTGTGGTCCGCGAGCTGCTCATCGCGGGCAACAAGAAAGTCTTCTCCTCGCAGGGCGGCGCCATTGGAACGCCTTGGCCCGGCCTCGCCTCGAGCACGATCGCGCGCAAGGCCCGCTCGGGGATCCCGTCGCTCTCGGGGGTGATGGTCGAAACCGGAGATCTGCAGGAGAGCCTTTCCGGCGGGAAGGGAGCTCGCAGTCGGGTCACCCGGTCGATGGTCAGTGCCGGGACCTCGCTCTTCTACGCGGTCTTCCATATGGCCGGCAGCCGCGGCGGCAAGGTGCCTGCCAGGCCACCGATCGGGATCCCGGAGGCTGAGCGCCAGGAGTCGCTGACGATCATGGAGCGCTACCTCCTGAGGGGCGCTGCCTGATGTCGATCGTCGGGCCTCTGATTGGCGGCCTCGAGGTCGAGCGTGCCGCCCTAGTGGTGCTTCGGGAGTGGCTGCCGACCTACCTCAAAGAGGCGACGGACCAGGCTGGCCTCAAACCTGGCTTGATCGAAGAGGTCAACTCCTGGATGGTGCTCAGCGAGGTTGACCGCTGGCCAGAGGCAAATCTGCCAGCCGTCATCGTCGCGGCCCCTGGCCTGATCAAGGAGCCGGAGAAGGACGGGGACGGCTCCTACAGCGTCGTCTGGAAACTTGAGGTCAGCGTCTCGATCGCGGCCGCGACGGGCCCTGCTGCTCGCAAGTACGCCCAGGTCTATGCCGCGGCGATCCGCGGGCTGATTCTCCAGCGCCGGTCTCTCGGCGACGACATGCTCGCAACCGACTGGCTCGACGAGGCCTACGGGACCTCAAGCCAGGCCGAGGAGCGAACGGTCGCGGCCGCTGCAGTCGTCTTCGCCGTTCAGCACGACAACGTCGTCAACTGGCGCAAGGGCAAGGGCCTGGTGCCCAACAAACCCGTGCCGGCGAACGACCCAACCGTTCAAGAAATCGACGTCGACACGGAGGTCCAACAGTGAGTTACCGAGTGACCAGCGGGCACGTAGAGAGCCTGCACGACGGCCGCATGTTCGGCCCCGGCGAAGACGTCACCGGCGTCAATCCTCGCCATCCACACGACAAGCGCTTGATCGACGCCGGCGTGCTGGTCAAGCGGCCCACCAAGAGCGCCCGGAAATCGGGCAAACCCGCGGCTGAGCCGCAGAAGGAGGACAACAAATGAGCTCCGCCCCCGGAGTCATCTCGACCATCGGCGAGGACATCCTCACCCAGGCAGTGACCAGCGACGAGACGCCCTTTGTCGTCGGCCTCTCCGAGCGAGGCTCGGTGCTTGAGCCGACGCTGATCACCTCCAAGCGCGCGGTGGTTCCGCTTCTTGGCGCGCGCCAGTCCTGGAGTCCCATCTTCGACACCTTCGACATCGCCTTCCGCGAGGGCCCCGACGGTGCTGCGGTGCCGCACTTCTTCATCCGCGCCGTGGGCCCGGCCCATAAATACGCGAGTAAAAAACTCGTGGACGGGGTGACCAATGTCCTCGAAGCGACCGCCGTCTCGCCGGGCGAATGGGGCGATGACATCGACGTCGCCATCGTTGCCGGCGTGACCGAAGGCACGTTTCACGTCACCGTCACCGACGGCGACACGCTGGAGAAATCGCCCGAGCTCAACAACAACGACGAGGCCGTCGCGTGGGCGGCCGCTCAGTCCTCTCTGATCACCTTGAAAGTCCTCGGCGCCACCGATCCCGACGTCCAGTCGGTGTCCCTCTCCGGCGGCGACGACGACCGGGAGAACGTTGACGCGGAAGTGATCGCCAAAGCGGTCGCCCTCTTCACTGAGGACCTCGGCTTTGGGCCCGTCGCCGCCCCGGGCTACACCAGCGAAGCGGTCCACAAAGTGATCATGGCCCACTGCAAGGCCACCAACCGAAACCCGGTCCTCGATGCGGTCGACAGTGCCGACGAGGCCGACCTGATCGGCGACGCGGGCGCCCTCAAATCACTCGAAGGCAACCGTCAGGCGAGCGTTTTCGGGCCGTGGGACATCGCCCCCGGCCTCACCGGGGGAACAACCCGCGTCGTGTCGCCGAGCGCCCGCCAGATCGGCGCGATGGCGAGGGTTGCCCGCGAAACGGGAAATCCGAACATCCCGGCCGCCGGCGACCAAGGCAAGGCCAAGTACGTGATCGGCCTCACCCAGACCTACGACGAGGATCAGCGCAAGGCCCTCAACGACGCCGGCGTCAACGTGTCGATCATGGAGGACGGCAAGCCGACGACATACGGCTGGCGGACGCTCGCCAACCCGGTCACCGAAAAAGCCTGGCTGGCGCTCTCCAACGCCCGCCTGGCGCTTTCGATGGCAGCCAAAGCGAAGAAGATCCTGAAGCGCTACATGTTCGCCCAGCTCGACGGCGAGGGCGAGACGAGGGGTCGCGCGGAGGGGGCGATCATCAACGAGGTCCACACGCCCGCCAGAACCGCGCGTGCCGTCTACGAATCGGGTGTGACGGTCACCCAGGAGACCAATCCCGACGACGGGATGATCGGGCGACTGGAGGCCACGCAGTTCCTCAAGCCGACCAAGTTCGCCGAGGTAATCGAACTGACCACCGTCGTTACCAACGAGTCCTAGGAGGACGACATGCCCACCAGCACCCAACGACAGGATCAGGCGAGCTGCGCGCTCACGGTCAACGGCCGCGAGCTGCCTTTCGTCTTCAACAAGCGCGACGGCGGGGTGGTCGACTCTGAGGAGTCCAAGACCTTCCCCGGCGGCGGGCGCAAGCAGCAGGCCCACACCGGGTCCGCGACGGTCGAGAACGTCACGCTCACCGGCGAGATGGTTCCCGACCGCGACCACGACGACATCAAGTGGCTGAAGTCCCTGATCGGGAGCGAACCGGAAGCCGGCGTGGTCGAAAACGCCCTCGACGCGAACGGGGCCGCCTATCGGGTCCTCGACTCCTGGACGGGACTCCTGAAGAGCGTCAACACCGGCAACTACGACGCGAACTCGAGCGACCCGCGGGAGTTCGAGGTCGAGGTAAGCACCCACGGCGTGGTGCCCCAGTGACCGGCAGCTCTGCCGGTAGCGAGAGCCAGGACCGCTTCGGCGGTGCGCTTGCGCGCGTCAAGGCGCAGCGCGCCGCCATCGTCGATCGCGAGTCCCTCACCCTTCGGGTTCCCGACTACGAGGACCTGCAGATCCGCTACCGGCTGATGCCGGAAAAGGACAGTGAAGAGGTGGGGCGCAAGATGGAATCCGCGCAGCGCTCCGGCGCCAGCGGCAAGACCATCATGGGCATCGCCGCCGACTTCCTGGTCTCGGCCTGCGACGCGATCCTGGTCCGCGTCGGCGACAAGTTCGAGGTCCTGGTCGACGACGCCGAGCAGAACATCCGCTTCGACGCCCGCTTGGCCGAGGTCCTCGCGATCGAGGGGGTCGACCAGGCCCGCGAGATCGTCCTCGAGACCTTCTCCCCGGAGGGCGAGGACGGCCTGCGCCGCAACCCCGACGCGATCATCGACCACCTGAATGCGATCGGTGCCTGGCGCAAAGGCCGCGTGCATGAGATCGACCAGAGCCTGCTGGGGGAATAGGAGCCTGGGGGGAGGTCAAGCAGGCCGCGTACCTCGATTCGCTCGGTCTTGACGGCTCGCTGTTCCTGAACAGCGACGACCCCGCTGAGCGACTCAGTCTCCTCGCCCGGGCGCCCCACCTGGCCGCCATCCGGCGAGATGAACGGCGAGAGCTGGCGAACTTCTTCGTCGACGCGCTCGCGAGATCCCTGAAGAAGAGGAAGTAGATGCCAGCGCGAGCCAGTTCGATCGACGTGCGGTTGCGCTTGCGCGGCCAGCGTCAGTTCAAGCGCGAAGTCACCGAGTCAACCGCCACGCTCGAGGCGATGGGGCTGCGCGGCGCGAAAGCGCTGGGCAGGTTCGCCGCCTCGAGCCAGCGGCTGAAGGACTTCGGCCGAACCTGGACGCGCAACGTCTCCCTGCCGCTCGCGGTGGGGGGCGGCCTGGCGGTCAAGGCGGCGATCGACTGGGAATCGGCGTTCGCCGGCGTCCGCAAGACCGTCGCCGCGACTCCGGCGCAGTTTGCCGAGCTCGAAGACGGCCTCCGGTCGATGGCGACGCACATTCCCGTCGCCGCCAACGAGCTCGCCGAAATCGCCGAGGCCGCCGGTCAGCTCGGGATCAAGCGGCGGGCGATCCTCGGCTTCACCCGCACCGTAGCCGACCTGGGCGTCGCGACGAACCTGGCGGGAGAGGAAGGCGCGTCGACGCTCGCGCGCTTCGCCAACATCACCCAGATGCCCCAGTCGCAGTTCGACCGGCTGGGATCGACGATCGTCGCGCTCGGAAACGCCGGCGCCTCGACGGAGAAGGACATCGCCGCGATGGGGCTGCGCCTGGCGGCCGCGGGCAACTTCGTCGGGATGTCAGAGCCGCAGATCCTCGGCTTCGCCAACGCCCTGTCTTCGGTCGGGATCGAGGCGGAGGCCGGAGGCACGGCGATGTCGCAGGTCTTCAAGTCGCTCAACTCGGCGATCGCCGCCGGCGGGCCGGAACTCGAAGACTTCGCCGCGATCGCCGGGACGTCTTCGGGGAAGTTCGCGAAGGCCTGGAAGAACGACGCCGCCGCGGCCACGGTGACCTGGATTGAAGGTCTCGCGCGGCTGAAGAAGGAAGGCAAGGACGTACCGGCCGTCCTCAACAAGCTCAGCCCGAAGTTGCGCGGCTCCCGGATTCAGGACACCCTGCTGCGGGCCTCTGGCGCCGGGAAGCTGCTGAGCCAAAGCCTCGGCCTCGGCGTCAAGTCCTGGCAGAAGAACAACGCGCTCACCCAGGAGGCGAGCAAGCGCTACAAGACGGTCGCCTCCAAGCTGCAGATCCTCAAGAACCAGGTGATCGACTTGGGGATCACGGTCGGGCAGGAGCTGCTGCCGCCGCTGATCGACTTCGTCGACTTCGCGGGCCCGAAGGTCTCCGGAGTGGCCAAGGCCTTCGGCAAGCTCTCCAAGCCGATGAAAACGGCGGTGATGGGGACGATCGCCTTCGGCATCGCCCTGGGCCCGCTGAGCTCGGCGATGGGCTACTTCGCCGGCGGGGTCGGGCGCGCGATCATCGGGCTGGCCAAGTTCGGTCGCTTCGTGGCCGGCTTCCGGGCCCTGGCCGCCGGCGTCGGGATCCTCAACGCGCTGAAAATCGCGATGGCCGGGTTCGGCCTGACCGTGCGCGGGGTGATGATGACGACCGGAATCGGGCTGGCGATCACCGCCATCATCCTCCTCAACGAAAAGTTCCACTTCCTCGGCCCGACGATCGAGTGGGTCACCAACGCGCTGAAGGTCGGCTTCGATTGGATCAAGGGCGCGGTCGGCTCGGTGATCGGCTTCGTCAAGGGCAACTGGAAGTACATCCTGATCGCCCTCACGGGCCCGATCGGCATCGCTGTAGCCCTGATCATCAAGTACTGGAGCACGATCAAGCACGCGGTCTCCAGCGCCGTGCAGACGGTGATCGGCTTTGTCCGCTCGCACTGGAAGACGATGGTCGCGATCCTGGCGGGCCCGATCGGCATCGCCGTCAAGCTGATCCTCGACCACTGGGGCCAGATCAAGAGCGCGGCGTCTAGCGTTGTCTCCTTCGTCCTCGGCAAGTTCAGTGCCCTGGTCGGCTTCTTCGCCAGCATCCCCGGCCGTCTGAGGGCCGCAGGGAGCGGGCTCTTCAACTTCATCAAGGAGGGCTTCCGCTCGGCGATCAACTGGGTGATCGACAGGTGGAACGGCCTGCACTTCACCGTCCCCAGCGTCGACCTCGGCCCGCTCGGCTCCGTCGGAGGGCAGACGATCAACTTCCCGGATCTGCCCCACCTCGCCGCCGGCGGCAACATCGCCCGCCGTGGCGCGGTGGTTGTGGGCGAGCGCGGACCGGAGATGCTGCAGCTGCCGCGTGCTGCCCGTGTGACCCCGCTCGACCCGGGCCCGTTGAGCTTGCCGGGCAGGGGCAACCAGACGATCCGGGTCCCGGTCGAGATCGCCGGGCGGCTTCTCGCCGAAGTGGTCGCCCAGGTCGCCGAGGACGACGCTGCGGTCGCATGAGGCTCCTGCGCCTGGTCTGCGCCGACCCGAAGGTGGACATCAAGGTCCAGATGGGCGACGGCCCGGCAACGCCGACCGCCGGTGCGGCCGGTTGGGAAATCACGTCGCGGACGGGTGGCCGACGGGCTATCACGACGCGCACGAGCCCGCCGCCTTTCCAGCAGGACGTGCCGATCTACCTCAATGGCTTGCACCAGGGCAACTCCGTGCAGCGCCAGCTCGACGCGATCCTGAGCCTGGGCAACGAGGACGCGCTGCCGTTCCGTGCTTTCGGGCCTATCCACCATGGCGACGGGCGCCTGTGGGTCTTCGGTGGCGACCCCGACTTCGGCGAAGCGATCCGTGACGAGGACGAGGACAACACCTTGCTTCGCCAGCGGCTGACGCTGAAGCTGATGCAGTACGTCCGGCCCGAAGTGGTCAAGGAGCGCCGACGGCGCAGGGGGAAGAACTCGGGCGGGCGCATCGCCCAGAACGTCGCCGTCGGCGGCACCTACACGACGAGCAAAGGCGACACGCTGCAGTCGATCGCCGCGCAGCTTTACAACGGCGACTGGCGCCGCTGGAGGGAGATCGGCGACAAGAACGGCCTCACCGACCCCGGCAAGAAGCTGCCGGCGGGCAAGGTCCTCAAGCTGTGAGCCCCGCGGTCGCCAAGGCGAAGGCGATCCCGAATCGGGTACAGGGCCACGCTTCGGATCTCGACGAGCTCGAGCTACGCGACGGGCAGGGCGTGGCGGCCAAGATCGGCGGCGCTCTGTTGCCGACGCCGACTCTAAAGCGGACCATCGGCGGTGGCAGCACGATCGGGCTGGAAGTCCGTGACGAGTCGCTCGCGCTGCTCGACCTGCCCCTGCTCTCCGAAGACTGGGAGGCCAAGCTCGACGGCCTGCGCTTCTCCTACCTCGGCATGAAGAAGGCGGGGACGGTTTTCACGATCCCGCTCGAGGAAAGCGCGATCGCCAACCTCCGCAAGCTGAAGGGCCCAAAAAAGGTCCAGGCGCACCGAGGTCAGCCAGACGAAGTGACGTGCGCCGAGTTCGTCATCAGCTTGATCGAAGAGGTCAAGCCGCGGATCCCTTGGCACTGTCCGCAGCTGCACGAAAAGCAGCCGATTCGGACGAAGGCGCAGGGCGACGCCGCCAAGTCCGACGCGAAGGCCAATCGCGACCACGGGATCGGCGACGTCGACGGCCTCGAGGTAAAGGGCGATGAGGCGACGAAGGCGCAGATCGACGTCGGCGATCGCGCGCTGCGGACCGCAGAGTCCTACTCGGCGCCCAAGGCGGTGCTGCTGGCGGTGATGGAGGCGCTGATTGTCGAGTCCGGCCTTGGCGCCTTCTCGGGCAACTACATGCAGATCGAACCCGAGTCGGTGTCCGGGTTCGACGGGAATCCCAACAACGTCGAGGAGGCAGTGGTCGGCTTCCTCAAAGGCTACGAACCGACCGCGACGGGCGCCCTCGCTTACTACCGGGCCCACCCCGACGCGAAGCCGCACGAGATTGCCCAGGCGGTGCAGCGCTCCAGCGCCGGCGACGCGAGCAACGGTGCCGGGAACTACGGCCCCTGGCAGAAAGAGGCGCAGGGGTGGCTCGACGCCTTCGGCGGCGGCGACTTGGGCGGCGAGGAAACGACCACGCAGGCCTTCTACTTCGAGGTCGGCAAGGACGAGAACTACTGGGAGGCGATCAAGCGCCTTGCCAAGGAACGCAACTGGCGCGCGTTCTTCGTCGCCGGCCGCTTCTTCTTCATCGACGAGTTGGAACTTGCTCGTGGCATGGTCCGCCTGGCGATCGAGCGCAAGCCCGGAGAGGCCCGCCCCTCGACGCCGGGGATCGAGGACGTCGACTTCGACTGCAACGGCAACAAGCCGGTCACCACCGTGACGGTGTACGCCTGGGCGAAGGAGTGGTCGGTGCCCCCCGGCGGCGTGATCACGATCGGCGGGTATGGGCCAGCCAGCGTCGGCTTCGGAGATCCACCGTTGCGCCGCGGCCAGAAAGCCGCCGTCAGCTCCAACCGCAAGGCCGCAACGGGTGAAGGCCGCGGCCGCTACCTGATCGAGACGATCGAAGGGGCACTGACCGGGGACGCCGACGCGCGCCTGCTGACGATCAAGGCCCGCAAACCGACCGCACCGCTTGGCGAGCCGCCCAATCAGACGACGTCGGAGGAAGACTCGGACTCCGCCTCGAGTGGGAGCAACGAGACGGTGCAGCGAATGCGGGAATTCGCCGAAGGGGAGATCGGCAAGCCCTACATCTGGGGCGGCTTCGGGCCGGACGGCTACGACTGCTCGGGCTTCGTCTCCAAGGTGCTCAATGCCGGCGGCCTGCTCGACGGCCGGTTGACCACGTCCACGCTGACGAGCTGGGGCGAGGCCGGGGAGGGCGACCTGGTCACCGTCCACGACAAGGCCGGCACCGGCAACCCGCACACCGAACACGTAATCATCGAGCTCGAAGGCGTGCTCTTCGAGTGTGGCGGCGTCAGCGGCGGCGTCGGCAAGCCCAACTACTCAGCCTCCGACCTAGCAGCCTTCCAGACCAAGCGCCACCCGAAGGGTCTCTGATGGCGAACCCCGCCGACCTCACCGCCGGAGCCGTAACGATTCCTCCGCCTGAACTGCGGACCGGGGTCGTGCTCGACGACGCGGCTTCGGAGGGCCAGTTGATCCGCTGCACAGTCCAGGCCCTAGATCCCCTGCTGGCGACGGACCCGATGCCGTGGACCCCGTACGTTGGCGCCGAGGGGATCTTCTACCCGAAGCGCTTCGACCGCGCCCGGATCGCCCAGCCCCTCGACGGCCCCCCGGTGATTGAGTGGTGGGAGCCAAGCTCGCCCACGCCCGACGTCTGGTTTGTCCCCAATGTCAAGAGCTACGGGGCCAAGGGAGATGGTGTAGCCGACGACACGGCTCCGGTCCAGGCGGCAATCAACAGCGCCGGACCAACCGGCGAGGTGCGCTTTCCCGCTGGGACTTTCAGAGTCAAAGGCCTGAAATATGTAAACAACCTCCGCCTTGTCGGGGCCGGGCCAGGCGCTACCACGCTTCGCTTGGACCCGGACGAGGAAGGCTCGCTTCTCGGTGGCACCTTCAGCATGACGGGCATCGGGTCGAACGTCCCCGTCGAAGACGTCTACCTGGAGGGGATCACCTTCGACGGGGACAAGGACAACTCCAATCTCGAAGAAGCTGACCCTGCCGGCGCGCTGTTTCATGCCTATTCGATCCGTCGCTTCCACGCCCTGCGCTGCAACTTCATCAACGGCCGAGGCTACGGCTTGGGGCTCCAAGGAAGACCCGAAAGTACCGTCGCGAAGCGCGGGCCCGTCTCCGACATCTACCTCGAGAAGTGCCGCATCCTCAACAACGGCCTTGCCGCCGGCTCTTCGGACGGCCTTGACGTCAAGTCCTGCGAGCGCGCCACCCTGATCGACTGCTACGCAGCGGGTAACGCCGATCACGGCTACGACATTCGTGGTCGCCACGTCCGGTTCCTTGGTTGCACGGCGGAGAACAACGTTGTTGCGGGGTTCAGCGCCAGGGCCCTGGAATCGGTTACGACGACGACCACACTCACTGTGGCAATCAACGCCTCGGTCACCGAAGTCCCCCTAGTAGACGCCTCGTTCCTCCCGCCGCAAGGCAACGTGATCATCGGCAGCGAGCGCATCTCCTACTCGCTGATCGAAGGGAACACGCTCACGGGCTGTGAACGGAGCTCAGGCCGGGGGGCCGCGGCGAGCCACAGCGAAGGCGCAACCGTCGCCTTCGACGACTCTGAGTCATGGACGAAGTTCATCGGCTGTTCCGCCGATAACAACCTGGGCCACGGCATTGCGATCTCCGCAACGGGCAACGCCGATCACCGCTGCGAAGTCATTGCGACAGACGCGAGGGAAAATGGGCAGCACGGTCTTATCTGCGCGGCACCTGGTTCAACGGGCGTTGTTCATCTCAACATCAGCGGCGGCTTCTTCGACAAGAACACCCTGCGGGGGCTTCAGATCGAAAACGCCTTCTCCTGCACGGTCAATGGCTCTCAGGCCCACGGCAATGGGTCTGATGGCATCCGGTTCATTGACCAGGCCAATGGGGCCAAGGTCACCGGGCCGGATCTCCAGAAAAACACCGGCTTCGCGATCAAATCCGAAGGCACCAGCGACAGCCTCAATATCGCCACAGTCCGCGTCAAGGAAAACACCGGCGGCGGCTTCTCACTCGTTGGCACGAACAACCGCGGCGCTTCCATCGATACCGATCAGTCAATCGGTCCGTTCAGCGCCAGCGCATCCATGTCGTTCGGGGTGCACTCCAACTACTGGATTATCTCTGGGTCTTCGACCATCACAACGATCGCCGCAAGCCACAAAGGCCGCGTCCTCACCCTGCGTTTCACGAGCACTGCGAGTCTCGAAAATGCAGGGGTCCTCAAATTGGACGAAAAATTCACGGGGCCAGGTCAGATCCAGCTCGTGTGCGACGGCGAAAATTGGTACGAGCTTTAAAGGACTAATTCATGGACCCTGCGAAGCGGCCCCCCCGGTGATCCTGCGGCGGTGGACCAACGCCACCGAACCCGAAATTCCTCTCTGACCACCTAACCGGCAGACCTGCCGGTGAAAGGAGTGCCAGCCGGTGCCTAAGACCCTCGTGCCCAAGTTTCGTGTGCCCTTTCAGGTCTTGGCGGGGCAGCTCCAGACCGTCGAGCAGGACTCAGCGCGTGAGATCGAGCAGTGCATCCACGCTGTCCTCAGCACACCGTCCGGATCGCGGATTGAGGCGCCGGACTTCGGGCGCCCACGGAAGCTCTTCAGCCAACTGAGCACCACCCCGACCGCCGATGCCTACCTCGCCGCCGTCGAACGGGACGAGCCTCGGGCTCGGGTGGTCGGTGAGGCGAGGGTGGAAGAGATGGTTGAACAGATCGCCGTGAGGAGGGAGGCCGCAAATGTCTGACTTCGTTGAGGTCTTGGTCGAAAACGACGCGCTCACCCTCGAGGAGGAAGTTGTCGAAGCGCTCGAAGCAGCGTTCGAGGGATGGGAACCGGCCGAAGGCAACCTTGAGACCTTCCTAATTAAAGCCTTCGCGCGGATCGCTTCGACGAACCGCGAACAGGCGGCGAGGATCTCCAAGGAGGCATTCAAGCGGTTCGGCGAATCAGTGGTCAACGTGCCGCCGGTCCAGGCGGCGCCCGCCACGGTGCCGAGCACCTGGACGATGATCGACAACGCTGGGTACACGATCCCGGTCGGCACGCTGGTGACTATCGCCGCAGCGGGCGATGAGATCTTCTCCTTCCGCACCATCGAAGACGTCGAAGTCGAAGCCGGGAAAACGGCAACGGCCGCCGGCGAGGTGGTGCTGCAGAGCGTCGAACCGGGTGAAGCCGCCAACGGCCTCTCCGATCCGCCCAGCCTCACCGACTCCCTGGCCTTTGTCGACGCGATCGCGCTCACCGACGTCAGCGCCGGCGGCGTCGACGCCGAGGAAGAAGACGCCTACCTCGACCGCCTGGTCGAGACGCTGCAGCTGCTCTCGCTCTCGCTGATTCTGCCAGTCGACTTCGAGATCGATGCGCGGGCCGTCCCCGGCGTCGCCCGGGCCCTGTGCATCCCCGCCTACAACGCCGAAACCAAAGAAGAAGACGTCCCCCTGTGTGTGACGGTGGTGGCGATCGACGCAGCGGGACTCGCCTGCGGCGCCCCGGTCAAAGCGGAGCTCCTGGCACGGCAGGCCGAAAAGGTGCCCAGCGGCGTCCTCAACTTCGTCAGCGACCCGACCCACACGTCAATCGACGTCGAACTGGGATTCACGGTGCTCCCGGGCTATGAGCCCGCCGCAGTGGAGGCCGCCGTTGAGGAACGCTTGAGCACCTACCTCTCGCCAGCGAACTGGGGCCTCCCATCCGGTTTCGGCGACCTGTCTAACTCCGCGGGCTGGGAGCTGGTCGACGCCGTCTACCGCAACGAGCTGATCTCCGAGGCCGACCGTGTCCCTGGTCTGGGCCGCGTGGTCACCCTCAAACTCGCGAAAACCGGATCCCCTCTCGAAGCGCAGGAGAGCGTGGCGCTCGCCGGCATCGCCCCTCTGACCAAAGCTGGCGCAATCAAAGCGAGCGCCGTGTAGATGACGGTCGTCATTGACCCACTCGCTCCGGTCATCGGTGACGGCTCCAAGCTCTGGGAGCAGCTCTACGAGGCCCTCGGCTATCACCAGGAGGCGGACCCCGCCACTGGCTACGCCCTGCGGCAGTTCTGTGAAGGCTGGTGCGGGACCCTTCAGCCTGTCCACGAGCTGGTCCGCGAACGCGACGACGGGCCCGCTTGGGCGATCCTCTTCGACGTCGACGAGTGCCCTGCGGCATCGCTCCCGTATCTCGCCCAGTACGTCGGGGTGGTGCTGACCCCGGAGATGAGCGAGGCTGACATTCGCGAAGCGATCCGCGAGCCGGTCGGTTGGGCGAGGGGACGTCTGCCAGCCATCAAGATCTCAGGCAAGCCCACCCTGACCGGGACCAGGCGTGTGATCGTGCGGCCGCGTACGCCGGTCCCCGGAGCCCACTACATCCGCACCCTGGCGACCGAGACGCCCGAAGAAGAGCGCACCCGGGTCCGGCTCCGCGCCGCGGTGCCGGCGTGGGAGGTCCTCGACTACGAGGCGATCGCAGGAGTCACCTGGGAGGACGTGGCTGCGGGCTGGAAAGACTTCGCGGCGCTCACCGCCGCCTTCACCGACTTCGGCGACCTGGCCGACACCTTGCCCACCGAGCTGCCTGAACCGTAGGAGGACCCACATGCCTGGAGAAACCGCCAAATTCAAAGTTCCCTACGCCAAAGAAACGGACAAACCGCCGAGCGTTCCGACCATCACGAAAGCGATGGCCGATCGACTGGAGACGCTCTTCGGCGCGGTGGATCTTTCCCAGCTGGTCACTGGTGGGGAAGCCAACGACGGGAAACTCCTGATCGTCAAAGACGGCGTGGCTGCCTTCAAGGCAATGAGTGGTGACGCGACGATTACGGAGGAAGGGGCTCTCTCGATTGGCGCCAAAAAGATCGTCGCGTCGATGATCGCCGACGCCTTGAAGCCGTCGGCTGGGGCGGCTGCCGGGACCGAGGCATTGCGAGCGCTGGGGGCCACCGCCTCCACGGCGGCTGCGGGCAACGACACGCGGCTCAGCGATGAACGGGTGCCGAAAGCGAACTCGGTCAATAGCGCGAAGATCGAAGACGGAGGCGTCGCGGAAGCGGATCTCGCTGACAAAGCCGTTACGTCGCGCAAGGCGAAACTTACGGCGGGGATTATCTATGGCACTGGTGGCACTGTGGCGACCGGCGGGGTTTACGCAGACGTGCCTGGCATGTTGCTCAAAATTACCCCGGCGATTGAATCCAAGCTCTTTGTCGTCGCGACTTTCTCCCTCAAGACTGGCGCTACGACCAACGTAGAAGGTTCAGTGAAACTCGATGCCAAAGAAGAGGAGACTCAGCGCGCAATTCTCTACAACGAAGTCGGGACGGCTTCTGCCCAAGCGACCGTCTCTCAGGTCTACACCTTTACGCTTTCGGCTGCGGAACACACGATCCAAGGGCGCGTTAGGGACGGATCAAGCGGCAACGGCGAAATCAGCCCCGCTCATTCCTCGTTGCTCTACTTCTTGGTCGCCGCCTAGTAGCTCCCCAGCTTGAACTTCACCATGAATCTCGTCCGGCCGACGTAGCGGATCATGAGCCGCGTGTTTCCACAACTACGTACTTCGAGCGCCAGGTCGGGCATCATCAGCGAGTATCGGCATCTAGAGATGATCCCGCGTTGGTCCACCGCGCGACCATCGACGTAGACACCGAGGAGTAGTTCCCTGTCGTGAGGCAGCACGCGCTGGGAGCGCCACGTCTTCATCGTTCTCTCGGCCCGTAGATGTACTCGCTGGAAGCTTTCGGCCTGTGCTCCCGGCGCCCCCAGAACCACCGCCAATGCAAGCGTGGCCGCCCCAAGTAGTGCTGCTAGTCGTCGTCCCACGGTCGCGACCGTACCAGAACCCGTTTCCACCGACTGCAGGAGGAAGTCCTTGTCCGCCGATCCGTCCCCGCTCAGCCTGATCTCAGGACGTCAGGACCGCCTCGAGCGGCGCCTTAATGACGTCGAGGGCGACGTCGAGGAGATCCCCGTGCTGCGCAAGGAGGTCCAGTTGCTCACCAAGGCGGTGGACCGCAACACCAACGCCCTCTACAGCGTGGTCGGCACGATCGTCGCAACCGCGACCGTGGGCTTCCTACTCGCGAGAGGAGTGATCGGATGACCGAGGTTGACCGTGTTGTTTCCCGGGCCCGCCGTGGCCGCACCATCTTCGTTGGTCTGTTCATCTTGCTCTGCCTCAGCGGCATCGCCTACGCGATCGTCGTCAACTTCCAGCAGGACACCAAGATCACCAAGGTCGAACGCTCGGCCTGCGCTCAGGCGCCAGCGAGTCGCGAGTGCCAGAAGGTCAAGCGCCGCTCTGACCGCCAGCGCTCGATCGCCGACACCTGTATCGCCTTCTGGAAGGTGGGCTACCGATGCCCGGCGCCGAGCTCGGGGATCTCAGCCCCCGCTCGAGGTGGTGATGCCCTACAGCCCGCCCCAGCGGGCCAGCAACCGCCGCCGGCCAAAGCGCCGGCGCACAACAACGGCGACGTCGAGGGGCACGCTCACCCCCAACCTGATGCCGTCGCCCCTGAAGCCCCAGTTGCAGAGACTCCCGAAGCTGCTTCGCCTCCCGCAACCGGCAGACCTGCGGGTGAAGAAGCCGCGGGATCCCCGACGGCCCCAGCGGCCGAAAGCACCGCACCCGAATCCGGTACCGGTCTTCTCGACGACCCCGGCGGCACAGTCGGGAAAATCGTCTGCTCAGTGAACGCGCTGGGCCTCCGCGTCTGCACCGAATGACGCTTAGCTACCGGCGCTCCCAGGGCATGTCAGGGACGTAGTCGGCGTAGGGCTTCGGCAGGACCTGCTTGAGCTCCTCGAGCAGGTCGGCCTTGCGTTCCTCGGCGGCCTGGTCGTTCTCGGCCGCGGCGTCGCGCTGCACCTCTTCGTCCTTCTCGGCCATCGGCCGACCGTAGCAACCGCCTAAGCGCGGCCTCTGAATCCACAATCGAAAGGAGGTCCGCTATGCGGCGGACCCTGCTCGCCCTGGTGGCGGCGCTGATATTGCTCGGCGCCGGTGCCCAGGGAGCTACTGCCTGGACGAACGGCGACGCGCCCTCGAGCGCGATGACGCCGATCGCCACCGGCGTCAAGTGCCCACCCCTACAAGGCCAGCTCGACAACCGCGCCGCGGCGGCCTGGAACTCAATGGCGCTCGCCGCCGGCGAAGTGCTGGCGATCAACGGCTGCGACTCGGCGTACCGGCCGCTGGCCCGGCAGATCTACTGGAAGGCCTACTGGTGCGGCCAAGGTCACTGTGAGAATGCGGCTACGCCCGGCTTCTCCAACCACGGCTGGGGAGTCGCAACCGACGACCCGCCGAGGACGATCGAATATCTGCACGACCACGGCGATCGCTTTCGCTGGGGGAAGACCGAAGCCATGTGGGAGCCGTGGCACTGGAATTACGTCGGCGACTACAACCGCCCGAACCCCGGCACCAACCTCCACAGCCCCGCCCTGCGCCAGGGCTCTGGCGGGCCCGGCCAGAACGTCTACGTCCGCAAGCTGCAGAAGCTCCTCCGGGGACACGGTGACAAGAGCGTCGACGTCGACGGCGAGTACGGCCACTCGACGACCGTCGCCGTTGAACACTTCCAGCACGCCGAATATCTGAAGGTCAACGGCGTCGTCTCCAAGCGCGTGTGGAAGCGCCTGCGCCGACCGGCGACGAAGCCGATCAAGACGACCCCGAAAAAGGTCCCGCCCGTAGTCGCACCTGCAGCGCCGGTGGCACACCCCGGCAAGCCCAAGCCCAAGCCCAAGAAACACCACCACAAGAAGCGCCCGAAGGGTCCGGCCTGGGGCATCGACGTTTCCTCCAACAACGGCTCGATCGACTTCGGGGCAGTCCGCCACGCTGGCGCCAGCTTCGCCTGCGTGAAGGCCTCCGAGGGTCAGGACTACATCGACCACGGCTTCGGCCGCAAGAAGATGCGCGCCGTCACCGGAGCGGGCCTGGTGCCCTGCGCCTACCACTTCCTCCGTCCTCGAGGCGATCGCGTCGGAGCTCGTGAGGCGGCCTGGTTCACGCAGGTGATCGGCCACGCTGGCTACGGCAAGGGCTGGCTGCCGCCAGTGCTCGACGTCGAGACCACCGAGCTCGGCCCGGCTGAAACCTGCCGCTACGTCGGTTCCTTCCTTCGCCTGGTGCGCCGCAACCTCGGCGTGAAGGCGATCGTCTACACCTACCCGAGCTTCGCCCAGGCCAACTTCTCCGGCTGCAACTGGCTCGGCAAGTACCGATTGTGGATCGCCCACTACGGCGTGAGCTCGCCGACGATCCCCAATCCGCCCTGGTCGACGAGGCTGATGTGGCAGTACACCTCGACGGCCCACGTCGCCGGCGTCAACGGCGACGTCGACGTCAACAAGCTCACCGGCGGCCGCGCCGAGTTGGTCGACCTCCGGGTGAAGCAGCTGCCCAAGCGAGCTCGCAAGGCGCCTCGAGCCAAGGTCGAGCTGCCGCTCGCCCTCGACTCATCGGTCAAGCAGGGCAGCTCGACCGCGGTCCAAAAGCAACTGGGCCTCGCGCCAGCACCGGAGGGCGCCGCCACCTCTGATCGCAACCCCACGAAAGGATCGCCATGAACCTCATCACCGAGCGTCCGACCGAGGCCCTGACCGGGCCCGCCCTGGGTCTCGCTGTCTTCGGCTTTTCTACCCAGGTCGGCGTCCCGTCGCTCGTCGCCGGTGTCGTCGGTGTCGTTTGCGCCTTCGGCCCCCTGGTCGTTTCGCAGGTGGTCGACGCAGTCCGGCGCTGAGCGATGGAACGAGCCTTCGGCCTGGGCGATCGCCAGGACCTCGACGTAGTCCTGGCGCGGTACCTGCCGGTGGTCTCCTAGATGGAGGACACCTACAAGTGCCGCAACTGCGGAGGTCAGCACCGCGGCGCCCCGGCGGGCATGGTCCCCCGCGGCCCCGGCGACCGCCGCGTTCCCGTCTGCCATGAGTGCCTGCCGGCGTACATGCCTCCCCGCCACGAGCTCGAACAGTTCTGGCTGCGGTGCATGAAGGCCAGCGCGGCGCGGTAGACCTTGGGCGCTTAGACGCCTCCGACGAAAGCCCCGTCACCTCTCATAGAGGCGGCGGGGCTTTTGTCGTTCAGGCCGATAGGACGCTATTGGTCCTAGACGCTTTTGGCCACGCTCTCGATGATCCCCGGCCGTGGAGCCAAAGGAGACAGTGGGCGCCAACATCAGGGCGCAGCGCGAGAGGCGGAAGTGGACCCAGGAGCGTCTGGCCGACGAGGCCGGGATGCACCTTCGAGAGGTCGGCCGAGCCGAGAGGGGCAACCGAGACATGAGAATCTCGACCGTCGCCAAGTTTGCTCGAGCGCTCGACGTGCCGGCATCGAAGCTGGTTGACGGGATCTAGGCACGCGCCGTCCCGCCCTTCGCCTCGGCTTGCTCGACATAGTTCCGAAATAGGGCCAATAGCGTCCCATTGCGGGCACAGATCGACTATGCTGGCGGCAGGAGCTACGGGTGCGCCGGTCTGGGCCCCTTCTTTTGTTTTGCTCGATGGACACGACGCCTCTCGGATCGCCTCCGGGGGGCGTTGCTGTTTCTAGGCCAGGCGCCTGTGAGCCCCCCGACGACGTAACTGCCGGGGGGCTCGGCGCGGGCGCACGTCTAGACCGTCTTGAAAACGGAGAGCAACGGGGCGACCTGCTCAGTCGTCTTGATCTTCATCCTGCCTCACCTCCCTTCGTCAGCGGAAGGGGGTCATCACTGGAGACCTCTCCATTGATGAAAGAAGTTCCATCAATGGAGCAATTTCAGGCGAAGCACGGCAGCTACCCTCCGGATTAGCTCGCGCTAACCACTCAGATTTGACAGAGGGGAACGAATGCCAACCAAGACCAAACCGACCGCAAAGCGCCAAGCGGCGCAGAATCTCGCGAAGGCGCTATCGCACCCGGTGCGAGAGGAAGCGCTGTCGATCCTGACCGAACGTGAAGCCAGCCCCACGGAAATCAGCCGCGAGCTGGGCGAGGACGCGGCGTATCACGTGAAGCGCTTGGAGGAACTTGGCTGCGTCGAGCTCGTTCGAGAAGAACAGGTGGCGGGCGTCGGCGCGGTCGCGAAGTTCTACAGGTCCGTCACCCGGCCGCTCGTCGACATCGATGAGTTCGCTGCGATGCACCCCGCGGCCGCCCACCACTTCGCTTGGCGCGCTGCCTCGAAGCCAATCGACGACTTCACCGAGGCAGTCGAGGGCGGACTCCTCGACGACCCCGAGGCAGCCTGGGTTACTCGGACACCGCACCACCTGGATGCGCAGGGCATCGAGGAAATGAGCGCCCTACACCGCGGGACCTACGAGCAAGCACATGAGATTCAAGCGCGCAGCGATAGCCGGCGTCTGACCTCTGGCGAGGAGGGCGTACGTGTCTCCTCTTCGCAAATGTTCTTCCCGATCCCTTGATCGCCTAAGAAAGTTCCTTTGACAAAGTCTTAACCACTCCGGAATAGTGCAGCCAATGGTGCGGCGGGGAGAGATCACCGAACGGTATTGTCTGCATGGTGCCTAGCGAGCGAGAGCTGGCCCAGCTCTGGGCGATCTACTTCTCGATCAGGGCACTACGGCATCCGCCGGATTGCCTTCGCCGGGCGCTCGAGGATCTCGACGAGATCCTCGATGGCGAGCAACCGGCAGATCTGCCGCCGGAACTGCAGCTGGTGAAAAGCAGCTAGCTGGCCCGGCGCCGATCAGCGGCGCGATCCAGCTGAGCCTTGGCCGTTTCGCCCTGCCGCTGTATCTCGGCTGCCTGGTCGGGATCCCCGACCCCGTCGCGCTCGACGAGCTGCTCGAGCAGGCCTTCAATTCGGTCGAGTCTCTCGCTATCGCTAGCTGGGGCCTCTCGTGGCGCCGTGCTGTTCTCCTCCCGCAGCTTCGCAGCAGCGGCGAAGATCTCATCCTCGGTCGTTTTGAGGCCGGCCGCCAGCTGCTCCATTGCGCTGAGCGCGCCTGCGGTTTCGCCTTTCTCATAGCGAGTGATGGTCCGGACGTCGGCATGGACTGTCCGGGCAAATGCCGCCTTGCTCAAGCCGAGCTCTTCGCGTCGTTCCCGCAGTGCTTGCCCCACCCGCTTGATGTGGTCGGTAGCCATTTCCCTGAAGGCTGCCAGCCGGAGCAGGGCAGGGCCTGTCAACTTGGTGGACTGATTCCGTCCGGACATAGTCTGCTACTATAGCGGACAGATGCTGCCCGGACAGGCAAAGCCCACCATGAAGGAGCGGATCGCCCAGAACATCACCCTGGCGATGAAGGAGCTGGGCCTTGGCCCTGGGGAACTGAGCCAGATCACGGGTCAGCACGAGCGTGCGATACGCAGGTGGCGCAAAGGAGACGTCACTCCAGGGGAAGAGAACCTCGCCCTTCTCGCCGTAGGCCTCCAGCGGGAGAGCATCGACTGGTTCTACATCGACCACGGTGCCGCCGAGAAAGCCGCGGCCGCAGCCTGATGCTCGTCTACGTCCTCATTGCTGCAGTTCTCCTCGCCTTCCTCCTCGCCTTCCTCTTCGGCATCTCCCTCGCCGTCGCCGCTGGCCGAGACGACGAACGCTGGGGGCGGAAGTAAATGCCCGACCTCGGTCTGCTCCTCGAAGCCGTCGCGCTCACGATTTACCAGCTCGCGGTGGGTCTCGGCCTGGCAATCACCCTTACCGCATTCGTCATAGCCATGTGCTGGCTCTACGCCAAGTGGGTCCGCCGCACTTCGGTCACCCCGGGGCGCCGGGTTCGCCCCCAACCCGAGCAGCCCGTCGACCTCCCCGCTGAGCGAGAGCGTCTCGAAGCAGCGCTCGATCGTCGCCGCGAAGACATCGAACTGAGGCGCGTGTCGTGATCATCGTCTTCAACCGGACTCTGATCGCCGGCGGCGTCCTGCTCCTGGTCGGCATCGCCCTCCTGACCGTGGCGGCGTTTCAATGAGCACCACCGCCCGCAAGGTCTTCGCGTGCCCGAGCATCGGCTGCGCTCGCACCTCTGACACCCCCGTCTACTGCCGTCACGGCCAGCCCGCCGACATCGCGGTGGGGAACTGGATGGTCCCGGTCGATCGAGACCTCCTCGAGGACAAGATCGCAGAGGCCAACGCCTTCGACGACGAAGTCGCGGCAGCCATGCTCACTCTGCTCGCCTACGCCGGGTCCGAGCGCCGCGAGTGGATCCGCAAGTTCGAGCTCCGCACCGTCGGCGGTGCCGGCAAGAGCGTGAGGGCCGTCGACTACGCCTACAAGGAACTCGTCAAGAGCGGGGACCTCGAGGAGGGCGACGGCGACCGCGTGCGCCTCCGATCAAGCGAAACCACCCAGAGAGGGGAGCGATGATCAACGTACGAGGTCACTGCCCGATCGGTTGCGGCGAGACGCTGTTTGTCGGCGGCGGCGGGCACGTCACCTGCTCCTACGAGACCTGTCCCCGGCCTGCTGCCGTCGACGAGCTGCTTGCCGAGCGAGAGACCGAGCACATCGTCGTCTTCACCCCGACGAACTTCTCGATCCAGCACCCGCTTCGTGAGCGCCTGGATGGCGAGCTCTTCGACTGCGAGCTCCACGCCCACCTGAGCAACCTCGGCGGTCCTCCGGTGGCACCGGGTCGCTACAGGGTAATCCGGGACCACCGTGGGCTGCTGCGCTACGAGGAGGCAGCCAAGTGACGCAGCTGCCAACCCCCGGCCCCGGCCGCCCGCACCACGCGAGCTACTCGGAACCGCAGCGGGGGATGTCCCTCCTCGAGCTGCTGGTGTGGATCTCAGTCGTCGCCTTCGTGGCCGGCTTGTGGATGCTCGGGGAAGCAGTGCTGTGACGGCTCGACGGTTCCGCAAGCGCCCGGTCGACTGCGACCTGGTCGACGCCTTCCTCTTCGACGGAGGCTTCGATCTCACGTTCCTCTTGCCCGACGAGCAGGTCGCAGGCGACGGCACCGGCGGGATCGTCAAAGAGACCAGGAACGGAACCCGGAAGGCGACTGCTGAGGTCGGCGACTGGATCCTCCGCCACCACGACGGTGGTGTCAGCGCCTGCAAGCCCGACGTCTTCGAGGCCACTTACGAACCCACTGGAGACCGCCAGTGATTGCGCGCCTCCAATGCTGGTGGTTTGGCTGCAAGATGCGCCGCTTCGAGCACCTGCTCGTCTGCACTCGGTGTGGGCACGTCGAGAAGGTCGGAGCAGGCTGATGCCCGTCGAAGGCCTCAACGACCCGTGCGCCGCGTGCGGTCGACGAAGCGGTGACCACACGCTCGACGAGTGGGCGAAGTGCATGGGCACCCCGTCTGTCGATCTTCCCTTCGAGCCGATCCCAGACGACGCAGCGAGGCTCGCCAGCGAGCGCCTCCGCAAGCAGTTCAACCTCGACGACGACGTCATCCTCGCCGACAGCGTTGTAGTCCGGGCCGCCCTGGTCGACGCGGCGTCGGGTCAGGTGGGGATCAAACTGCCGGCGCTCATTCACGATTTCCAGGTCGGCGTTGCTGGCGCCGCACCGGCAACGGTCGCCCGGGTGCTCTACCTCGGCGACGTCGAGTCGATGCGGAAGTACGGCAAGCTGATCCGCGACAGCGCTAACGGCGCCGTCAATGCGGCGGGGAGGGCCTGATGGCGCCCCTCGAGCACCGGGTCCAGAGCGACGTCTACGACTTCTTCCGGGCGACCGGACTGGTGATCGGCGAGACGCCCGCGATCCGTCGCCCGCAGGTCAACGCCGACCTCATCCTCGAGGAGGCGCGCGAGACCGCCGAAGCGATCACCGGTCGCCCCGTCTACATCGAATTCGGCGACGGCGAACCCGAGCGCGAGCAGTCCCTCGCTGGCGCGATCGACGGCTTCTGCGACTTGCTCTGCGTCGTCTACGGCGCGGCGGTCACCTTCGGCATCGACCTTGCCCCGTTCTGGGAGGAGGTCCACCGCACCAACATGGCGAAGGGCGGCGGGCCCAAACGCGGGGACGGCAAGCTGCTGAAGCCGGCGGGCTGGGTCCCGCCCAACATCGTCGGCTTGCTCTCAGTGCTGTATCCGTTCGCCTGTCGCGTCTGCGGCTGCACGCCTGAGCGCGCCTGCTGGCACGAGGACTTTGGCGGCTGCGGCTGGCTCGAACCGGGTCTCTGCTCGGCCTGCGGGCCTGATGCCGGTGAGGGGTGGGAGCACCCGGCGATCGACGAGGCGACGACAGGGTGACCGTGGCCGAGCTCACCTGCAGCGCAGAAGTCCTCGCTAAGCGAAGCGGGGACTGCGCCATGTGCCCTGAGCCGATCGTCAAGGGTGAGCACTACGTCGCGAAGGTCGACGGCTCAGACAAGGGCTGGATGCACGCCACCTGCGCTCGCGCCTACGTCCGCCACTGCGAAGAGCTGGACGAGCTGAACCGCGAACTCGACGAGGAGACCGGCAGCTCTGCCGGTGGACTGGAGTGACACTAGTACTTGAGCAGCTCGACCCTGGACCTCTCGCCATACAGCGCGGGGTGGAATCGCTGCGGGACGGCTTGGAAGCTCGCCTCGGCGGGACCTGGCACGTCGCCTCACCACCGGATCGGCTCAAAGGGACCCGCTCCAGTCTGTTTGCTGGGGAGGGCGATGGCGCGGAGGTCGTCGCTCCAGACGACCAGGGCGCGCTCGCTGGCAGGGGCCATGTGGTCGGCACGCCGAACGAAGACGTGGCGGACCATGCCCGTCAGGAGGTCGCGTAGGGCATGGCGTTCCTTGGGATCTTTGCGATCGAGGTCGGCGGCCGAGACCAGAGCGAGTTGCGTGGCCTCTTCCTTTGCGAGCGCCTCATCTCTGGCCGGGCGACGAGATTCTTCCTCGGCGACGCGCACGCGCAATCCTTCCTGCCAGGCTGCGTCTCCGAGAAGCTTGCGAGCTTCGGTGTCGGCGACGAACTTCTTCACCTCGAGCGCGGCCTCGTCAAATCGCGCAATCGCCTCTACACCCGAGTCGTCGGTTTCACTCTGGGCCAGCAGCAATCCCTGCTGGTGAGCGGTGAGCATCGTGATCACGTAGTTCTCGACCCGCACTGCGTTGATGCTCGCGGGCGCCGGGCACCCTCTGCCGGCGCGGTGGCAGCGATAGGCGGCTCCGTGCCCTCCCATTGCGTAGCGGCAGGCCGCGCATCGAACGAGGCCCTTCAAGAGGTAATCCGACGCGATGAGCCTGGCTTCTCCCGGCGCCCGCTGGCAGCGCTGCCAGGTCTTCTCGTCCGTCAGCGGTGTGTGGGCGGTCTGGTTGACCATGTCTCCGTAGCGAACCTCGCCGAGGTAGGTCCGGTTGGCGAACCAGCGCCGCACCTCGCTCGGGTTCCATGCGGCGCCGCCTTCCCGGGGCGCCTCGTTGGTCATCCATCGGGCCAGGGCGACGTCGCTATGGGAGCGGGTCGCGCCCATCTCGAAGAGCTTGGTCATCGCATTGCCGTGGGTGGGGGAGGGGACGAGAAGCCCCGGTTCAGTCGGGCCGCCAATGGCCGCAGAGTCCACCGGGGAAATGTGCTTGGGCTTCAGCGGGATCGGCTTGACCTTCAGGTAGCCGGTCGGCGTCGGCCCGATGTGGGCGCCGCGGGCGATCGCCCGACCCTTTGCCGTCTTCCACCGCGTGCCGACCTGGTCGAGGAAGAGCTCGGCGTTGCTGAGGAAGCTCCGCAGCATGTAGCGCCCCTCGTCGGTGCGCGGGTCGATGCGCTCGTGGCAGGAGGCGAAGACCTGGTCTCGCTCGACGATTTCTTTGACGATCCGCGAGCCGTCTGCGGTCGACCGGGCAAAGCGGTCGATGCTCATCACGACGATGCCGTCGGTCTCTCGCTCCTCGAGGCGGTTCAGCATGGCTTGGAAGCCGGGCCGCTCGGTGTTGCCACCGCTGAAGTCCTGGTCGTCGTGCCATGCGACGATGACGCCACCCATCTGCGCGGCGTAGGCGTTGATCGCGTCCCGTTGCACGTCGGGCGAGATGTAGCCCTCGCCTTCTCGCCCCCCGACACGGCTCACACGGACGTATCCGTCAAGTCTCAGAGCCAA